CAATAACCAAGCAACCGCCAAGGGCGGAAGCGAGAGTGTAATGGACCTAGAGCAACTACAGGCCGATCACCCCGCAGTCTACAAGGCGGCGGTTGAAGTCGGTGTGCAACAGGAACGTGATCGCGTCGTAGCTCATCTACAGCTCGGCAGGACGGGTGACATGAAGGTCGCCCTCAAAGCGATCGAAGAGGGCAGCGGAATGACGCAGACCACGTACTCGGCACACATGGCAGCCGCCATGAGCCGTCTGGACGTGCAAGCGCGCCGCGAAGACAACAAGGTCGTCGAGGAGGCCACCAATGGTGCCAAGGCGAAGCAAGAAGAGGACGAGTTCGAGCAGGCGGTTCTGACGCGCCTTCAAGCGCTCGTTGGAAACGGAGCAATCGAAAATGGCTGATCCTGTCATCACGAACAATGATGTTGGCCAGATCGCGATCGGCGAGGCTGACTTCGAGGAACACGTCTGGGCCGCTGGCGGTGCGGACACCCTTGCAGCGGGCACCATCATGGCGCGCATCACGGCAAGCGGGAAGTGGGGCATCTACGACACCGGTGGCGCCGGTGGACTTGGTGTCGCGTGCGGCGTCCTGACCTACGAGGTCACGGCAGGCGGCGCGGGCGATGTGCCTGTCGCTGTACTCGTTCGGGGCACGGTCAATCAGGACCGTATCCTCCAAGACGACGGTGGAGCGGTGACGCCTGCCATCGTCGATCAACTGCGCAGCTACGGCATCCTCGCGAAGCCGGTCAGTCAGCTCGCTCAACTCGACAACCAACCGTAAGCAAAGGGGCACGGAACAATGGCTACCGAAAACACTGTCTCGATGCTGGACCTTTACAGGCAGCAGACAGACGCTCCACGGTTCCTCTCCGGCTTCTTTCAGAGCCCGGCGAGAAACTTTCACAACACCGAAGATGTCGAGATCGACATCCTTCGCGAAGACGAGGATGTCGCCGTCACGGTGTCGGACATCACGGCTGGCGCACGGATGAACGAGGCGACTCGGCTCACCAACAAGCGCTTCACGCCACCGGTCTTCAAGGAAGCGGGTCCGGTATCGGCTTACCAGTTGATCAAGCGATCAGCGGGCGCCGATCCGTACACCGATCCTGACTACCAGGCGAACGCGATGCGGGCGTCGATGGACATCATGCGCCGATGCGAGGAGAAGGTTCGTCGCGCGGTCGAGTGGATGGCGGCACAGGTCCTTCAGACCGGAACGCTGACTCTCATCGACAACGCGGGCAACACCACATTCAGCATGGACTTCCATGCGAAGACCACGCACTACGCCAACGCGGGCACGGTCTGGTCGACCTCGGCGACTGCAAAGCCTCTCGATGACATCGAGGCGCTCTGCAACGTCGTCACGACCAACGGGCGCGAGATTCCCACCGACATCATCATGGGTCGGACGGCGCATCTCGAGTTCATGCAGACCGCACAGGTGCAGGGCATCGCGGACAACCGTCGCTTCAACCTCGTCTACCTCGACGCTCCGTCGACGCGAGGCGGTGGCGGCATCTACCACGGCACCCTGTCGACCGGTCAGTACCGGCTCAACATCTGGACGTACGACGGGCGCTTCAAGCACCCGCAGACGGGTGCGATCACGCACTACGTCGATCCGGGCAAGTGCATCATCCTGAACCCGAATTCACGTCGGGATCTGACCTGGGGCAACATCCCCACCATCGGCGGGCGCGACCCTCGGGCGCTTCCGTTCCTTCCCTCTCGTGTCTCCTCGAGCGCGAACGGGATCGACCTTCATCCAAACGCCTGGGTAGAGCGGGACGGCACCGGCCTGACCGTTCAGGTGTCGGCGCGACCGTTGGTGATTCCGACGGCCATCGACACCCACGGCTGCTTGACGGTCTAATGACTGAGAAGGCGAAGAAGGCTGACGCGCCGGAAGAAAAGCCGGCGCCGAAGAAAGCGAGAGTGACTTCCTACGTGGTGGCTGAGGGCAAGTCGATTGCGGCGAACCGTCAGATCATCGGACCCGGCGAGGAGATCAAGGCCGAAGATGTCGCGGACATCGAAGCTCTGATCAAGGGCGGGTTTGTGGTGAAGGCATAAATGGGCCTACGGCAACAGGCCAGGCGAGACGTCCAACGCATTCTTTCGGATGTGGATGGTTTCGCCTGGTCGATTGTCGTCACCAACCCGGACGGCAGGTCGGCGTGCGTTCGGGGGTTTTCGACAGATGTGGCCGACTTGATTGACCCGGAGACGGGGATGGGGATCAGCGGCAGGCAAGCCGAAGTGAGCCTGCCGCTGGCGCCCTTGCGTAAGGCAGGCTTCGATCTCCCTGCGCACATTGCGAGTGAAGACAGCAAGCCGTGGACCATGCGCTTCGATGACATCGAGGGCACGTCGCATACCTTCAAGGTGATGCGGACGGCTCCCGACCGGACGGTGGGCCTGGTGCTCTGCTACCTCGAGGCATACGTTGCATGATTCCGTTTCTCATCGACAAGCAGGATACGGTCGAGATCGTACGCGATCAGATCGGCGCCATCCTTGCGACCGAAGCGAAGAACCAGCAGTACCTCGCGAAGCAGGAAGGGCGGGACGAATCGCAGTGGACGTTCCGCACGTTCATCGAGCGAACGAATCCGTGGGGCGAGTTTCTGAACGCGACGGAGCCGCAGCCACCGGTCATCAACGTGACGCTCGAGAATGCCAACTACAACATGGGCACGTCGACGATCGTAGGGGACTTCACCGGGACGAGCGCGATGTTCAACATCGACTGCTACGGGCACGGCATGGCCTCGGACGATCCCTCCGAAGAGGGGCACATCGCGGGCGACCGCATGAGCTCCTTCGAGGCGCAGCGGGCAGCGCGCTTCGCTCGGAACGTTCTTTCTTCAGCGGAATACACCTATCTTGGATTGCGCAAGACGGTGCATCGGCGGTGGCTGGAAAGCCTCACGATTTACTCTCCGGCTCTCGAGGGGCGGGAGTTGCAGCAGATAGTCGCGGCGCGATTGGCGCTCCGCGTGGAGTTCAACGAATACGCGCCGCAGCACGTCGGGGAACCGCTCGAGCTCATCACGGCGACGGTAAAACGAAAGAGGACCGGCGAGGTGTACTTCGTCGGAACATACGAATGACGGGAGCATCAGCATGAGTGTTGACATTTCGGCGGTGGCGAGAGTTCTCGGCATCTCAACCAACTACAAGGACCTGCGCGGGAACAGCGTCGTCTTCTTGCCGCAGCGCATCGCGGTGGTTGGCCAGGGCGCGACCGCGTCGACGTATGCGACCACGCCCTTCCAGAGCTCGAGTGCGGCGGATGTGGGGGCAGCGGTTGGGTTCGGCTCTCCGCTCCATCTGAGCGCGAAGAAGCTCTTTCCGACCAACGGTGACGGTGTCGGGACCATCCCGGTGACGTTCTACCCGCTCGAGGACGCGGGGACGGGCGTGGCGGCGGCGGGCGACATCACGCCCTCGGGGACACCCACGGAGACGGCGGCGATCTACGTCTACGTCGGCGAGGTGCGCTCGGAGGCGATCGTGCTGACGCCGTCGGACGCGACGGTGGCCTTGCAGTGTGACAAGATTCACGCGGGCATTGCGGCCATCCTCGACATGCCGGTGACGAGCGCGGACGCCTCGAGCTCGGTCGACCTGACGGCCAAGTGGGCGGGGACCTCGGGCAACGACATCAAGATTCGCATCGAGGGCACGGTCCCAGGTGTGACGTTCGCGATCACGCAGCCGACGGGCGGCCTGGTGAACCCGGACGTGGACACGGCGCTCAATCAGATCACGACCAAGTGGGAAACCCTGGTGCTCAACTGCATGGAGCCGGGCGACACCACGACCCTTGTCAAGCTCAAGACCCACGGCGATGGCCGATGGGGCGAGCTCGAGCGCAAGCCGTACATCGCCTTCACGGGCCGGACGGCGGCGGCGGTGCCGGCTGCCGGCGCGGAGAGCGACGGGCGCAAGACGGACAAGGTCAACTCGTTCCTGGTGGCGCCGGGCTCGGGCGAGCTGCCCTTCGTGGTGGCCGCTCGACAGTTGGCACGCATCGCCAAGCGGGCGAACAACGACCCTGCGTTCGACTACGGCGCGCTTCGAGCCGATGGCCTGGTGCCCGGCGCGGATGCGGACCAGTGGACGTACGCGGAGCGGGACGAGGCGGTCAAGAAGGGCTGCTCGACCATCGAGGTGAAGGACGGGGTCATCAACCTGTCGGACATCGTGACGATGTACCACCCGACCGGGGACGCGCTTCCGGCGTACCGCTACGTCGTCGACGTGGTGAAGCTCCAGAACATCATCTTCAACCTCGAGCTCATCTTCGCGACCGACCAGTGGAACGGGGCACCGCTTCTGCCGGACGGGGACGCGACGACCAACTTCAACGCCAAGACGCCCTCGATGGCGGTGGCAGCGGTCAACACGCGACTCGAGGCGCTTGGTCTTGCGGCGATCATCAGCGACGTGAAGACGGCGAAGGAGTCGACGCGGGCGTGGATCGACTCGCAGAATCCCAAGCGGCTGAACGTGGAAACGACAGTCCAGCTCTCGGGCAACACCAACATCGTTTCTGTCGATCTCAACTTCGGCTTCTACTTCGGGGCGGCAGTTGTCGCATAGGGAGGAATAAATGGCAGGCACAGCACCTATCGGTGGGTCGATTGAAAGCGTATCCATCGACAATCAACTCTACGCGGTGGCGGCAGACGCCGACGCCACGATGTCGCTCGGGGGCTTCAGCAACGAAGTTCAGCCCAACGGCAACGGGACCGCGCGCATCATCAAGACGCGCGTTCCTTGGAGCCTGACGGGGCTGTCGTTGGCGATCGACGACGACGCCAACAACCAGGAGGCGCTTCAGACCATCGCGGACGGGAACATCTACGTTCCGGTCACGATCCGCATGGCCTCGGGCGTCACCTACCAAGGCAGCGGGACCATCACCGACAACATCGAGCGGTCCACTCAGTCCGCTACCGTGACCGTCTCCCTAAGCGGTCAGGGTAGCCTTTCGCAGCAGTAGGAGTCGTGAATGCCCAAGACAAACCCAGAAGCGGCGCTCGCAGAGTTCGAGCGTTTGGCAGCGGCAGCAGATGTGAACATCGACGTGTCGACGATGGACCAGGAGTCCGCCGACGATGTGAACGAGGTTCGCGACCTGATGACGCAGGCGATCATGGATGGTCGGCTCGCGGTGGACGAGGAGGGGAGGGCGGTCCTGTCGGTATCCGACGGAACCACCATCACCTTCCGCGTGCCACTCGGGGAGGACCTGATGATCATGGCCAATGCCAGGGAGGACCGGCGTATGGAGGCGATGAGTCGCTTCGTGAGCTCCATCACCGGCAAGGATAGTCGCACCATCGGCAAGCTCTCGAAAAAGGAGTGGAAGCTCGCGATGCGGCTTGCGGGTTTTTTATCGGCGGACTAGCGCGCACACCGCTGGTTCGTCACGGCGTCGACGAGTTTCTGACGCGCGGAAGGCATAGGGTCGTGACGGTATATTCGGAGATGCTTTTGCAGGTGAGTCGCGAGTATCCCGGCCTTCCTGATTCCAGAACGCTGACGCTCGCGCAGATTCGTTTCTTCTACAACGGGCTTCGCAGCGAGCTGCATAAGTTCACGGAGCGAAAGGCAACCAAGTAGATGGCCACTCGCTTTGCGATCGAGGCCATCTTCAAAGGCATCGACAAGTTCAGCGCGCCGGTCGCACGCATGACGACGCGCCTGGATCGCTTCACGCGAGGCGTTCGCAAGGGGATGCGTGGCATCCAGAAGGCGACCATGCGCGTGGCGCGAGGGATGCGCAGAGCCTCGCTCACCATCGGCTCTCTCGCGTTCCTCGGCGGCTACGCGCTCAAGGGGCTGCTGCGCCCTGCGATCGACTTTGAGCACGCGCTCGCCGGCATCAATGCGAAGACGCTCGGAGCGATCAAGAGCGAGGGGCGCCTGAATGAAGTGCGCGCCAAGGCGCTCGCCCTTGGGCGAAACACGGTCTACACGGCGACCCAAGTCGCCAACGCGATGAAGGGCATGGCGCAAGCCGGCTTGAACGCGGACGAGATGATCGGCGGCATCGAGCCGATCTTGCACGCCGCCGCAGCGGAGGGGTCGGACATCGAGTCGGTGTCGAACGTGATTATCTCGTCGATGAAGGCGTTCGATAAGCAGTTCGATCTGGAAACCACGACCCGCGTGGCCGACGTGTTCGCGTACACCGCCTCGAAGGTCAAGACCAACATCATGGGTTTGGCGGAAGGTCTGTCGAAGGTTGCACCGGTCGCGCACCAGTTCGGCCTCAGCATGGAGACGATGACGGCGGCGGTCGGCGTGCTTCAGGACATCGGCATCGAGGCGTCCATGTCCGGCACGCAACTCAAAACGATGTTGAGCAAGCTCGTTACGCTGAGTCCGAAAGCGGCCAAGTCGTTCAAGGATATGGGGATTGACATCATCGACAAGCAGACCGGCGACCTCAAGAAGCTGCCGGAGCTCCTCGATGCGGTCTTCAAGGGCTTGGCGAACGTGCATGGCAACGCCAAGCGCGTCGGCAAGATCACCGAAGCGGTGGGCCTTCGTGGCTCCACGGCGCTCAATGCGTTGATCACGAAGTGGGCCAAGGAGGGCCGTGGCGGCCTCCCGTTCCTCTTGGCGGAAATCGAACAGAACGCAGACGGCGCCGCCAAGAAGATGTACGAGCTCCAGCAGAACACGCTGCAAGGCGACCTCACGAAGCTCTCGAGCGCGTGGGAGTCGTTCAGGATCGGCATCACGGAGGGCTCGCTCCCGATCATGCGCGACACGGTGCAAGCGCTGACGGCGTGGTTGAACGATCCCAAGAACATGATGGCAATGGCCGAGAAGTGGGAAAGCGCCGTATTGGGCCTCAAGGGTTTCTGGTCGGCGAACGGGCAAGACATCAAAGACATCGCAAGCATGACCTTGAGCGCTGTCACGATGCTCTGGGAAGTCGTCAAGATGATTAAGACGGTCGGCGGCCTCGTCGACGACTACCTCATCCCCGACTTCCTGAAGCCAAGTAATATGTTTGGCACCCAAGGGATCTCCGCAGAACAAGAACGCGACAACCGTTACTTCGAGGCATACGGAAGGCTCCCGGCCAGCACACCGGCAGAGGGTGCGCCGCTTGCCGAAGGAATGCTCAACGGTGTGATTCGCATTGAAACGGCGCCGGGGACCACGGCCACGGTGGAGCAACCGAAGGGTGCGCCCATCAAGCTCGAGCCAAGCGGAAACGACGTTGGGTCCGGTTACTTCATCCCAGGGGTAGGGTTCGCGCGGCCATGAGTTGGCAAGACCGCACCAAGCCAGCCGCCTACCGCTCGCCTAGCAACGTGCGGTACGAGTTCAACTACGAGAACGTATCGCGCGGCGTCGACCGTCGCACGACGGCTTTCTCGTTCCCCGGCATCAACGACAACTACATCCAAGACAACGGCTACGGCTCGCGCCACTACGCCATGCGCTGCATCTTCTGGGGCGACGATTGCGACCGGCTCGCGACGGAGTTCGAGGGCGCGCTGCTCGAGCCCGGCGTGGGTACGCTCGAGCACCCTTTGTATGGCACGTTCAAGGTGGTTCCGTTCGGGCGCATCCAACGCAAGGACGAGCTCGTGGCCGCCGCGAACCAGGCCATCGTTGAGGTGACGTTCTGGACGACGACCGGCGTGGTCTACCCAAGCGCCGACCGGGCGCCACAGAACGAGGTGTACGCCGCGATCGAGGACTACAAGGTCGCCCAGGCGCAGGGCTTCGGGGACTCGATGGAGCTCTCGGGTGTGGCGGCGCAGCAGGCGC